CAGGACAAAAACTCACTCCTGAACAACGTTTCAGACTTAATGAACTCACTGAACGTAAAGCAGAGTTTGGGGTTGATAAAGCCACTCAGATAGAGCTGTCTAATCTTTATAGACAACTCGGTGCCTTACAGTCTAAAGATGCTACAGACTACTATGTAGATATTGTAAATAATTATTTTGGTAAAATGGGTGTAGCTGACCGTATTACGGGTGCTACAGCTAATGAGATTCTTCAACCTGGCAGGTATGTAGAGTTATTTAAAGAAAGCCCTGAGTTTAAAAAATGGTTTGAAGATAATCACATTAGAAAAGAAGTATTTGATGCTGCTACAAAGAAGAATATTGTAGTGTATGAAAGATTGTATGTTTGGAATAAGGTTAGACCTAATGACCCTTCTCACTTTGAAACAATTAAACTTGCCTCTGGAGAAATAATTGAGGGCAGTCCTAACCTTTCTTACTTTTATCGTAAGGTTAAAGATCAGTATAAGACAGAAAAGATTGTAGGTAAAACAGTAGACAATAAAGGAAACTTCTTACCTAAAACAATTGCTGAAGGTGCTAAGTCTGATTCTCCGTATATCAATGCTGAGTATGACAATCTAAAAAGATCAGATCGTGCTAAGTTTGATGTTCTTGAAAAAATGAAAGAATACCATCTGAAGTTTCAAGAAGAGATGCCTAGACAGAGTCGTCTGTATATGCAAGTACCTAGGTTTGGAACTCAGGCTATTGAAAATGCACAGCTTTCTAAAAAAATAGATGCTGGTAAAAGATGGTTTCTTAATATAAGAAAAACCTTCTTTACGGGTAAAGATGACTATGAAAAAGGATTAAACTTTAATCCAGGTCAGCTTGTAAATGCTGATATGTTTGATGAAGAACATAGACAAATTCCTATACAGGGTCTTTATGATATGAAGCCTGAGGAGGTAAGTATGAACTTTCTAGATTCTATGATGAGGTATATGCACTCTGGAATCACTCAAAAAAAACTGATTGAAATTAATCCGTTTGCAAAAGCTCTTCAAAGTGTAGTGACAGATCCTAAAAATTCTGTAGCTAAAACAGATAAGTTTGTAAAATGGATTTATCAAAAAACTGGTGAGAAGGTTGGTTTGAAACCTAAGAACATGTCTGTTCGTGCTAAAGCTATTCGTAACTTGTATGAGAGAGAATTTGAAGGTATCCGTATAACAGACTTTTCACAAAATATACCTCTTTTATGGAAGCTTAAAGCAATTGCTTCAAAAACAGTAAGCTTAGCATCTTTTGCATTAAATATACCATCAGCTATTAAAAATAGAAATGCAGCCGTTGTACAAGGATTTATAGAAGCTTCAGGAAGTAGATTCTTAGACCTTCCTAGTTATGCATTAGGTAAAGCTAGAGCTTTTAAAATGATGGTTGCAAATTCTACAGAGATTTATAGATTGAAGAATAAATCTTTGGATGTACAGTTGATGCAAATCTTTGACCCTGCTCAAGACTTTTTTAGAAAAACTGTAGAAACTCAATTTGGTAGATCAGCTATTGATGACGCTGCTAATCTTAGTTTCTTAATGTCACCTAGAAAGTTCTTACAGCTTGAAGCTACTACAGAGGTGATGTGTGGTATGCTCTACTTTGAAAAGGTTAAACAAACTATCAATGGAGCAACAAATGAAATTCCCTATATCAATGCTTTCCATCTTGTAAATGGGCAGATTGAATTAAAACCTGGAATTGATCCTGCGTATGCCCCAGGGGGTAAAAAGTTTAATGAGATTAAGAATAAGATTCATGAAATAGGTGACCGTTTAGAAGGTAACTATAGTAGATTTGGTCAACCTGAAATTAATAGATACTACTTTGGACAAATTGGTTTATTTTTTAAGAAGTACTTTACTTCTATGTTTATGAACCATGTTGCAGCTAAAAGAACCAGTGCTGCTTTAGGTACAGTGAGTTCTGGTAATTACACTGCATTTTTAAGAATGTTAAAGAATTTCATTGTATATGCTAAACATGGTGAAAACTACTATAAATTAATGGATGCTGACGAAGCAGCTGCAGCACGTAAGGTGGTAGGTCAGGTAGCTTCTCTTGCTATGATGTATATGCTCTTATCATACATGTTTGAGTATGATGACGATGATAGAGACCGTTTCAAAAAGATGGAAAGAAGACAAAAGGATGTGATATTTGGTAAAAACTTTAACTTAGAAGGATGGCTTGTAAATCAAGCAGCTGTTATCACACTTACTACTCTTACAGAGGTTCAGACTTTTTCCCATCCTAGAATGTTTTTAAATACTGCTAAACAGCTTCCTGATCCAAGTGCACTATGGGATGTGGGTGTTAAGCTTCCATGGCAAGTTATTGAACACACTTATGGTAATATAGTGGGGGATAATAGTTCCTACTATCAAAAGAATATACCTGGAGGTGTTTATCCATGGCAAAAAAGAGATGCATCTAAAGCTGTAGCCGACCTTGCTAAAATCTTTGGTCTTACTGGATCTAGCTTGTCTCCAAGAAAAGCTATGGAATCTGCTGAAAAAGCTCGTAAGGGACAGTATAAATAACCGTCCCTTACGTATAGCTTTAGAATTTTCGTTTATAGTAGGTGACATCTACTATAGCAAAAATAATTCCTATTCTGAGTCTGGTAAATGGAACCCACGTATCTTCTACAAGTTCAAATTCACCTTGGTCAAATAGAAATCCTAGTAGGCATTCTGATTTACTAATCAGAGTAACTTTTAATTCAAACATATTAGAGTGGTTTATATTTATTTGTTTTTAGGATTAGCTCATCCATTTCTTTTGTCTTTTGCCCTATTCTCACAGCCACATCTAATCCATATTTAGGAGAGTATAACCTTCTTTTAGAGGTCACTTTTCTATGAATTAACTCAGCTGATACACCAAGTCTTGCAGATGCTTTTTTATAGGTATCAAAAACAGCTATGATCTTTTGATTCACAGGATCATATACTTTTATACAAAGATTATCAGTTCCAATTCCTAGAGTCATACGTTTTAAAATATATAACGGATACCAGCCGGATCAAAATACCTACTATACAGGTTGGTAAAGTCCTGTATCATTTGTTTTTTCAGTTGCCACTTATAACGGATATTATCAGGAGCATATTGTGAATCTTTCTTTTCCTGAATATCTGGCTTCCAACAAAGATCATTTACCATAGGAGAGTTTCTTTCATGCTGTATATTGTTATACGTTAGAAAGATGCACTCACATTTGGTTTCAATTTCATTACATTTAATTTCTTGGAAAAGATCTTCATATTCTTTTAGCCAACCATCTGCGTAGATGATAGGGCTAAAGTTGATATGTACTTCCATATGTTGTTGAAGGTACGAAATTGATTTAATTCTTGTTGAAATCTTATCTGTATTAGGCTCTAATACATCAGAGTATTTCTGGGGCATCAAGCTCACCCTGATTCTATGTTTATTTTTATCTAAGTCATAGATGACAGGATTAAACATTGATGGATACTTAGTGGCAAATGTACTTTTAGCTTTTGGATTGTATACATTAAAGTATTCAAACACACTATTCCAGTCGTAGTGTTTTTTCATTAAAGCTACGTCTGTGCTACAGCCTATGTCTATAACGTAGTATGTATCATCAACCTGGTTTGGTGCTTTAGGCCAGGGTTGTGCATCCACCCATTTTGTTATAGAGTCTGCTATATCTTTTGTATTCTCATTTATATACACCTTATCGTTGTTATACCGTCCTACATAACAGTAGGAATTCATACATCCGCCCAAACAGCCATAGATAAAATTGGGAGAAATAGCGTCACTACTTCTCCCATTATCTCTAGTTATCAGGGTTTTAGTTTTCTGTTTTATTATCTTCATAGTATCTTTTCTTTCTTTAAAATGGTCTCCACTGTAAAAGCTAGGGCTGTTAAATCAGATCCATTCATAATTTTATAATCAAAGTTCCAGCTATCCAATGCTGTTTCAGATACGTGTTTATTTACAGGTTGAACACTAGGTCTATCTACTCTAATGATTATACCACCTTTTCTTTTTACAGCGTGGGCCTCATTTGGAAATCTGCAGTCTGTAATAATCCAGTTTGGATAGGTTGTAATAAACTCTGTAGGAATAACACTATTGTTTTCTGTAGTAGTATATTCTACATCATGCTCTGGTTTATAGTCTATCATTAGAGCGTTCACCCATACATTATCACATAGGTTGTTTCTGAGACCGTCTGTACCGAGCCTCTGTAAGAATTCTCTTACAGACATTGGCATACCATGTTTTGTCCATTCTTCAGGCATGTTGCCAACCTTAAACTCCCTATTCTCAAACATGTATTTGGGAATACCTGTAAGAAGCTCTGCTACTTGTTTTAGTTTACCAGCAAATTTCTTTACTTCCCAACCTGACTGATACTCTAACCACCAAGCATGCTTGTCATAATACTTGACAACATTTTGAATATCCAGGTCCCCTTTGTTAGTACATAAGAGATACTGAATAATAGCTGCTATAGTATCTTTACCAGATCCAGCATAACCGTTAAGTGCTATAATCATAAGATAAAATTTGGGAGGGGAACGTACCCCCTCCCTTTTTAGTTATAGAAAGTTTACACCAAATACATTAGTATCTTCTTCTACAGAATCTGTAACTTCTTCAAAAACTGGAGTTTCTTCTACAGCAGAGTAAATTTGAGATGCTCCACTGTTAAACTCGTTAACAAAGAATGTATGTAAATTCTGATGATCAGACAGATATCTCATAGGGTGAGAATCTTTTAGAGCTAGTGTCAAGTGGTTATATAAAGACCAAGCTGAGTTAGGATCTACATTGTAATTGTATGTAGGCTCTTCCATCTCTTTCTTTACAAGTCCAACTTGTGTAAGAGTGATAATTTCATTATCAGCATACAGTCTTCCAACAATAGCTGCCTGGTCTTTTTTACTTAAGATAACTTGTTTCAGCATTTCTTTATCTGCAATAAGATTGTTGTAATATTCTTTTGCTCCAGAAACCTGGGACAAAATACTATTATTTACGTCCGCCAAAGCTGTACCAGTGTGCTTACGTTTATAGTTAGCCAAATCTCCTGATACAACACCATTCATACAAACAAATACATGTGCACCAACTGCACACTTAAATCTCATCATCTTATTATAACTATTACTCCATGCAAACATTAATCCAATTTCTGGATCTGTTGCATAGTTCAGATGATAAATACCCTGAGCAATCTGCCCATCTAAAGTTGTTTTATATAATTCTGTTTTAATATCAAACCCTGCAGTTACAAGTTCGTTACGGGTCTGATCAATAATATGTCCATGAGATATCACCTGATATCTCTTACCGTGATTAGGAAGTTCAACATTTCTTAAATACTGTTCTGTGCTAAATTGTGTTTTTGCTGGCATAAAATTTGTTTTTAAAATAATGAAAGTTGTACACTAGATTTAAAAGTTACTTCTTCAATCTGTTCTATTTGTTTATAAATCTCTTCAAGATAATACTTCTTGTTTATATCATAACTAGCAAACGGCAGATTTTTATCTAGTTTATTAATTATTGTTTGTAACCATTCACCAGATTCTACCTGTATTTCTCGTCCGTCGTCATGACATTTTACTAGTTTGCTTCCAGTATTGGAAACATAATACCTTACAATCTTCTGTAGCTTATTTATAACTAATTGACTATTAACCACTTTTCTTTCTTCAAACCTCCAACCGGCTTTTGCTTTTACACCGGCACAATAATCATATATATTATTGTTCTGTTCTAAGAAATCTTCTGGTTTAGTACCATTAATGAAGTAAGCATTAATTGCTTTAGGAATAATCAGGAAGCTTTTGTTTTTATGAAACATAGCTACCTTCTTTTTGTCTAAGTCTTCCCACTCAAATGCTCCCTTACACTTTACTTTACCGTTCTTATAAACAGCCATATAGTTGTTTACATCACGGATGATCATCTTTTGATATTGATCGTGTTCTAAACTCAACTGTGTTAGAACTTCCCATTGTCTGCATACATCCATATATTTTTGTACATCAGATTCAGGAATCAGCATCTCAAGACCATCAGTATTTTGCATAAGAGGAATACCTTCAGGAATTGCTAATGTTAGCATTTCATAAAGCTTGCTTAGAAGTAGTTGACCATTAATAGTAATCTGCATTGTCATTTTAGGATCGTACAGAAAACTATTCTCATCACCAGTTAGCCCATAGGTAGAATTTAGAATAATCTTGTAAACATAGTTCTTTGGATCTGATTTTGGTATTTTCTTTCTTTCCTCGAAGATCCATTCGTACAGTTCACAGAATTCTTTCTTAGGCAGATGCTGTGGAGCAAACTGGTTTTTGATAGCTAGATTGGGATAGAAGCTAGTAACATCAGATGTCATAATTGTCCATCCTGGTTTTGCTTCATAGAGACCAGCGTCTATAGATCCGTGGATGCCGCCAAGACCATAGTCTGTCTTAACTCCTTTGTAGTCTACACTATACTTAAATCCTTCTTTTGTAGATGTAATCACCTTTGTACGGAAGTAGTCAAGTACCTTTTGAAACTCTGGAGTTTTAAATTCAACGTAGGGTAGGATACAATCAGCTAACACTATATAGGGACGTGGTGTCCTTAATTGTTTAATATCTGATTTATCAATACCAAGTTTTTGACTGAGGAAATGTAAAAACAGCTCTTTAGATATCCTTGGTTCAGAAGCAGAATAGAGATCTATTCCATACTCTTTGGTCAAAGTTTGTCTTAAGAGGATTTGTTCTTTAGAATGATGAAAAACTTCTTTTGTACTAAGAACATCATTTATACAATAGTTTATAATGTTCTCAAGTTCTTGCTCATTCTCTACAGGTTTATAATGAGGATGAGGCATGTCTTCAACATTCTCCCAATCCATAGAATATTGAACCCATTTCAAACCACTCATCTTAGCCCTGTTATCCCAGTGGTTAAGTTTAAATACATCAATCTGTTTGATCTTTAACTTATGTGGAGCATATTCTACAAACATTCCATTGTTACTTTTTTCTATTGTCTTTTGGGCATAGTTATATACCTCAGCAGCTACAGCCTCTGCCGACAATTTTAAAAGTCTCTTTTGATTGTTTAGAATGTGTTGTGTAATCTGGGCATCAAAGTTTAATCCATTAAAGGATATATGCCACTGACCTTTAGTTACACATTCATTTAGAAATGCTATAAATTCTGGGAAGTCTGTTCGCTGTTTGCAAACAACAAACACCTTTCTTTCTTCTGTCTTATAATGTTGGAATACTCCTATGAAACAGTTAGATAGTGTCTCATAGTCCATTATCCAATTAGGCTTTACATAATTTTCCATAATACAGTGTTCAGTTAAGCTGTTCCCCCTTTCGACAAAAAAGCAGATGTCTTTTGAACATCTGCTTTTAAAGCTAATAGTTATTCTTATACAGATTGGATCAGGCTAGGCTGATTAACTGTTTCAGATTTAGCATCGATGTATTGTTGGTAGTTGAATGTATCTGCATTAATAGCAAATGCTTTTACAAATTCTACCACCTCTTCTACATTCTCAACATAATACTCATAGAATGTTTCTACAAGTTTACGCTCTTCACTAAACTCTTTTCCATTAGCTCTTTTACCCACCTTAAGGTACTGAACGTCTCCGAACTCATTCAGTTTGGGTAACATATGCATAGTTTGTTTCTTCTCCTTAGAAATAAGTGCAAGCACTTTATTGTCTAAGTCAAAGATAGCTTCGTTATAAATACTATCTTTTGTAACAGGGATAAGTCTGAATGTTTTAGACTTTCCCCAGGTTGATGTAATTAGCATCATTGATTTACTCATAATAATAATTTTGTAACAAATTTATTCTATTTTTGTTAGTAATTCCAAATACTCTACAGGAATTTTTAATGTTTCTTTTTCTAAGTCACAAGCATCACAAAGCTCCCCAATATTTTCTAGGGTGGCTATGTCTACTTCCAAAAGGTTAGCATAAGTTTCAAAGTACTTTTCTGGATAGAGGTAGCTTTCTATATACTTATACTCAGCTGTTTTCTCACCATAATAGGTTTTAATTGCTCTTTTTACAGGGTTGGATAGTTTTGAGTATTTACCCAAGATGAAGTTGAACCAGTCAATCTTATAAGACTCTAAATCAAATATATAGATGTTTGTATTACTCACCTGCATCTTTTCTGAAAATAGGGGATTACCTATAAGCATTTGATTTTCAAAGGCTTTGAAGCCTTCAGATTCATTAACTGGATAGACACAGATCAACTTCATATCTTCAGGACCTATTAATCCCTCTAAAGAAATGTATGTTCCTTTAGGGATGTTAGCACTAGTCCTTTTTATACCTAATATGGGATAGAGAAAAGATCTAGACTTTTGAAAGTACTTTCCATAGAGTTTTTCTATCATGACATTTTTTTAAAGAATCACCTTATTTGTTGCAAATTCATAAGGAAGGGTGAAGTCTTTATTGGTATAATGCCAATCTGCTTTTTCTATAACACCTAGTAGTTTTTCCATCCAGTTACCTAGTGTAGTTTCACTAACAGGAAAAGCATATACCTGATAAGATTTATCAATTACAACAAAGCTGAACTTTATTTTGTAACCCTTCTCATATAAATTTATGAATTTTACTCCAACAATGGTGCAATAAATTACAGCTTGCAGCCAATAGTTATAAAATTCTACAGTTTCGGGGAAATCTTTGAGGTCTTTAGATGTAGTTTTAATATCGTTTATAGATATCACCTTTTGATCATGATCTATAACAATATTGTCTATAATTCCTTTGAGTCCAAAAACTTTGTCATTTACTTGACACTCTAAGTATAATTCATTATACACCTCTTTGTTGTCAAAGTCTGTTACGTCACAACCAATCAAGTTACAAACTTCCTTGTTAGTCTTTATTAAATCTACAGCATTCTTACAGAAGTCATATGACTCCTGGTCAATTAGCGTTTTAGATCCTTTTGTTTGTAAAAATCCCCAGTAACTGATTGTATCAGAAGTAATAACCTTGTCTAACCTTTGCTGATCTGTTTTTAGATTCTGAAAGTAGTTTATATCTCTCATTACATCCAGAATAGCTGCTTCAAATTCAGCCAGCTCCGTTCTTTGATCACCGTTTATTTTAAGTTCTGAGTGGTGTCTAAATACAGTGTCTACTACCTTTTTAGTATTACCTGTAGGTAGGCTTGTTGGGGCTATAACAAAGTTCTGATTAAACTTTTCAGGTTCTAGCAGTAAAGCATGTATAATTTTACCATTTACTAAATGAGCATCATCACGCTCTTCTCTGTTACCTAATACATAAATCTGATAAAAAGCCTGTGGGTTCCACAAAAGCTTACTTAAACTACTATAAGAGAAATAAAACTTCTTTTTATAGAAGTCTTCTTGCATTAACTTAATAGATTCTTCTAAAATTTCATTTAATTCCATAAACTCATTTTAATTTCCATGCTTCCAGTGTGTGTTTAAATGGTGACCCTGGAATATTTGTAACTAATTCTAACATCTGGCTAGCAATGTCTCTAATTTCTAATTGTGCATGCTCCGACATTCTCAGCTTTAAGAAGTTAGCAAAGCTTCTCATGTTAAACATAACGTCTGCCTGTATCTGTGAGTTATAAGTCTTGAAGAACCTAGCTGATTCTTTAGCCCTTTTTCTACCTAATACAGGTGTCAGTTCTCTTAAGCAGTCGTGGTAGAGTCTATTACCCATCTCTGTGTAGTTATGTAGAGCAATAGCCCATCTATTATCCCAGTCAGTAGGTATATAATACTTATCTTCTTTTAGCTCCTTATATCTAGCTGATTCGGCATTGATGGATGCAATTCTGTGTTTAAGTAGATGTATATGTGAAGCTATATCACAGTTTACTAAGAAGTGAACTGTACCCTTTTCAAAAGGAGTTTCGTGTCCTTCTGACCAAAGCATATTTATAAGCTTAGGTATACGTTCTTTCTTGTCTTCTGTAAGATCTCTTGACGTACTAGTCCATGCTGAGCAAGCTATTATTTCGTCAGACCCATAATACCCTAATAGTTGTACGCTATTTTCCATATTTTTCTGCTTTTGTTTTAACATCATGACAGCTGCTACAAAGCACTTGTAAGTTGTCAGCTTCACAAAATAAACGTTCTACAAACCCTGGAAGATCATTAGCAGATCTTAGTGTACCTGCTGGCTTTATATGATCAACGTTAATCTTCTTTTCAGGAAACCAGTTCTTACATTCATTACACTGGTATTCAAACTTTTGTCTTTTGTTTGGACCCTTATAAGTTCTTCTAGACTTTTGTTTACACTGTGTAATAGGTTTCCACCATCTAGACTTTTGTCTAAGTGCACTTCTAATAAAAGACCAAAAAGCAGACTCAGTCATTGTACCAGCATTTCTGGTTCTGACAGCTCTGATTACTTTTTTTCTTTTAGGCATTTATCTTATTGTTTAGTATGGGTACTAATCTACTACGAACTTCCTTAGCTCCAAAATCTTTTATACTGTCAGATACATCCTTACTCATAAAAAGTACAGCCGTCTCTATAAAAGGATAGCGTTCTTTATATTTCTGCATAGATGCTATACCAGCGTCGTCATTATCAAACATGACTATAATCTTCTTAAATCTTTTCTGTAAGTCTTCCATTACTTCTGATCTTATCATAGTGTTCTCACTATCTGGAGCAATTACATCTATTTTAAGCTTCAGAGACTTTACAGACATAACATCTTTTAAACTAGATGTTATCAAGAGATAATCTTGGTTATGAAGTTGTTCCTCACCTTGTATATAGTTACCAACTTTTATAAACTTCTTATCTAAAGTTTTGGGCTGATAAACTTTGTACAGGGTTCCATCTTGTTGAAAATAACCATATAAATAACTACCTCTTATTTTTAAAGAGGCAACTTGACCATCCACTTCTTTTTCTAGGACATAGTGTTCTAAAGCTTTTACATTGTGTTCTTCTAAAAGTTTACTACCAATATTAAACTGGGTCCAGAAATATTGATCCTGTGTTGACCAAGGTCTAACTTGATAGTTTTTAACTTTGTACTTAGAAGACTGTTTAAACTCTTTTACATCATATCCTCCATTATTATGAAGTATATAGTCGTTGTATTTTTCAATAATTAGGCGGGATGCTTCATGAAATTTAAGGCTGTTTAGTTCCTTTACAAGATCAATAGCAGATCCACCTTTACCTGAAGAAAAGTCTTTATACTTATACACCTTAGCATTTGCATCAAAATAAATGCACATGCTTGCTGTACGTTCTTTAGGATTAAAAAGACTTTTAATTTTTACATCTTGTCCAGTGAGTTTCTCTCGTAGTTTACAAAAATTCTCAAATATCCAAGATGCAGGTACATTTTTTACATTATGTACTAAGTTCTTTGTCTTAAACATTTTACTTGGAGTTAAAAAGAAAAGGGGGAAAGTAGACACAATCCCCCGTTATGTTATGCTACAAGAGGATTGTATTACAAATTAAAGTCGTTGTTTGCTGGTTCAAAACCACCAACTGTTTTGTTGGTATAAGGAGCGTAGTGATATTTGTTAGACTTATCAAACTTGTTTAGTTTAGTTTCGTCAGCAGAACAAAACTTAAACTTAGGGAGAGAGAGTCTTACAATAATCTTTCCATTATACTCATCTTCTTTTCCTGCTAGGAAAAAATACAGGTCATTATCTTTCAAAATGTCAATAGCTTTTACTACCCAGTCTTCAATTGTCTTGATACTAGCATCCTTAGATAAAGCATCTACTTTCTTTCTAAGACCTAGTTGATCAGCAATTACAAGCAGTTTGTACAGGATCTCATTTTTATTAATGTCGTCACTATTAAAATCACTTGTATAGATAGTAGCACTCACTCTAGCCATCTGACCTTTATACTTAGGTCCTTCTGGGTTTTCTCTGTCAATTGCCCATCCCTCAAAATTTGTAAGAGCTGGTCCTTCTAGAACTAATTCTAGAGATTTCTTACCTGTTTTTGATGTACGTACATTGCCACTAAAAATGTGAGCATAAACTACTCCGGGTTCAAAGTTTCTTGAAACACTTGAATTTTGTTTTACGTCTTGACCTTCTGTGTTGAACATGTTGTTTAATATTTAATAGTTAAAATTAATTTTCGTAATCTCTAATAGCAGATGCTACAAGGTTTAAATCATTTGGAATTTCAAAAGTGGGAAACATATCTTTTGGAGACTTGCAAGTATTTTCACCATTAGTTTGGGTTTCAAATACATACCTGATGTTTCCTTCCTTATCCTTCTTGGCTTTCCCAAACAAAACTATGGAAAATAATCCTTCCAGAGTTAGTTTTTCGTCAACCATTTTTCCAATTGTTTTTGCCTTAAATTTCCGTTTACCTTCCATATCTGTTGACTCTTCTGCATGAGTGAGAAAGAATACTAATAAGTCTTCTCTCATGTCTTTGGGCATCCGACTTATCCTAGCTAAATGAGCACCAATTTGAGTGAACTTCTCATAGCCTTTTTCTCCAGCTTTATCAAAGAACTCAAATGAACTCATATATTGGAAGTCATCAACGACTACGTTTTTAATTTCTGGACGTTTGTCATTAATATACTTAAGACAAGCTTCAATACTTTCAGGATTTGATTTATCATATACATTACCAGTAGGATTATCCTTACTCCATATTGTATACTTCTTTTTCCATCCTTTAAATGGCAAAGACTTGTTAGCTATATTAATAATAAACGTCTCTTTAGGGTTTAACGTCGAGATACTAGTAGACTTACCAGCACCTGACTCTGCAATAATTAATATTCCTTGTGCCATAATAGATTATTTATAGGTTCTGATAAGGTCGTTTAACCAGGTTTTTGTACTAACAGGCTTACCAGTATGAATAGCAAAATAATCCCTAATTGTCATATCTGCATATGGAGCATCTTCCATAGGAGCTGGGGCTTTAGGAACACTCATTCTAGCTTGAGCTGTTAGTTTAAAATCATCATCAGGACCTTCGGCAACTGCAGAATATTTACTGATTGCAACAGAAGATCTGTTTACCACTCTTAACTCTTCAATTGGAACAAGATATGAACCTTTAGCGTTTAGTTCATACTCTTCATCAAATGAATCATTCAGTGGTATACGATAGACTTTTCTTTCTGGATCTATTGGTTTTAAGTCTTTGTCGATTAACTCAAAGTAAAAACCTTTACTTTTTTTAAATTCTGATGGAAAGATCCCAACCACCAGTCTTCTCTGTTCGTCATAAAATTGACTCTTCATGTTGAAGTCGTAAGGTGAAATACCCAAATCTTCAATTAATGAGTGGTTGTAATCCCTCATTTCTTTGAGTTTCTGAGCTTTGTACCTAGCACGTTCTTCATCACTCATGCTGTGCATAATAGACATGTTACTCTGTTTTAATTGTTAATGTATATTGTTTAATTAAAGCTCTAGTCCTGCATCTGGTGCAGCAGAATTTCTTCTACTTCTTCTTTGATAGTTTCCAGATGGATTGTTTGCAGCTGGTTCAGGTACTTCTTGTAACTTTTGTTTACCAAAGTCAAACTTCATAAACAGAAGATTATTATCATCTGAACTATTTCTGGTTTTAATTACATGTACAAAACAGTCTTCCTTTCCACATATATATTCTTTTGGTCCATATACGGGAATATCTGACTTATATGGTCTATTTAGTATTAGCACCATATCTGATCCTTGCATCAAGGCATCACCACCAAAAATATCTGAACTAGTTGGGAAGTTAGAAATACTACCTGGAGTTTTTCTATGAGGCTCGTCAATACTTCTGTTTAGCTGAGTGATCATTACAATAATAACAGGTAGCTTATTTTTAAGCTGCATCAACATCTCTGTAGTGTTGTACAGAGTATTGATTTTTTCTCTGTCCTCTTTGTCTTTCTTAATTAGCCAGCTATGGTCAATTGTAATAATAAGAGGCTTACCTCCTAGAACATTGTAGTAATGGTACACTGCTTTTTCAATGTCTTTGTAAGACAGTGGTTCATTTATCTGAACTCTTACTACACCTTGATTCTGTAAATTTTTGCAGTCGTTTACATAGTTATTTATAACGTTCATTGCAAACTCAGACACTTCAAAGTCTGTACTTAATATAACGTTATAGTCTAATCCAGTTTGTGCAGCAAAGTCTCTCGAAGCTGTTTGCTTTGGAGCCATCTCAAACTGAAACTCAAGTATGTTAAACTCTTGTGTTGGGTTTAGAATTTTAGATTCTCTTAGAATTTGACTGACAAACATTGTCTTACCAGCCCCAGGTCTTGCACCAATAGTAAGCATTGACCCCCATTCCAGTCCTCCAACCCCCACCTTATTTAAACCTATCCAAGGAAGTTTAAAGGATTTGATCTTTCCAGTACGTCTATCTTTTACGTACTGAAGACCTTCCTCTAACACTTCTACGTAGGTTTTCCCATTGAATAACCTTGGTTGTGACATTTGTTTTTGTGTTTTGAGTCTGTAAAAATAAGCATGATTGTGTAAAAAACCAAATTTTTGTTTATAAACTATCCAAAATTTTTGGGTTGTCAAGTATTTCCTGACAGTAGTCGGCAAGCTTTGAACTTACCTCTTTTGTTATTGGGTCTGTCTTCTTTATAAAATAGGAAGAAGTTACCATGTACATATATCCTTTCTTTTCAAACACTGCATTATAGTAATCTGCAGCATCTAGGACCAAATCCCAGTCATACTCAGGGTAGGTTTTAAAGAACCAGATAAACTTCTGCTTTAGTTCTTCAGTAGACTGTCTAGCCAGTTGACCTGATGGTAATCTTTTAGAGGGAAAAATCTCTCTATACTCTTTGATTTTATCAGAAGACTCTGCACCTAATACTTCCGTTGCTACCTTTTTCTTAGTCTTAGTTAAGAATGTTTCAAATTCATTTAAAATTAAAGCTCCGGTGTTTGTTAGATTTCCTTGAGAATCAATTAGTTGTCTTTGTTGACATATTGAATTCTCTAAATTTTCGTCAATAATTTTAGTTGGTTTAATATTACTTCTATAGCAACTAAGCAGATAGATCTGGTTCGGACTTAAATTGTGTCTGATTAATACGCTCCATAATTGATGGCTCATTATATCTCTCTTTTAAATCATGTAGAATTAATAAATACTTCTTTTTAATTTGCTCATCTAGCTCCACTAGGTTTTTAAAACTATTAATGCTATGGATGATTGTTGTATGGTCTCTTTTACCTAGATAGGTACCAATTCCAACCAGGGTGTATTTCATTTCTCTAGCTAGTACACAGAAGATTTGTCTAAGTTCTACTAGTTCTCTGTATCTAGCTGAGTCTTTTAAGGATAGCTTTCTTCCTCTCTTTACAGGAAGGTATGGTTCAAATATCTCTTCAAGCTCTTCCATGGAAATTATAGGTATATTTCCTTCAGAGCTAACTGCAGGTTTTGTTATTACAATAGGCTCATACCCTATTTTACTTAGGAATTTTTCTTTGAATTCTTCTACCAACTTTCTTTCAAGCTTGGTTGCATAAGTCTCTAGATTCATAACTTTTAGAAGTTTAAATGTAAAATTAGGGGTTTTTTGGTCAAAAAATATTATATTATATTGTAGACTATGTTTACAAAGGACTATGATTATAACTAATTTTTATATATTAACTAATTTTCTTTTGAAATGCAACAAAAGAATGACTCTGTAGCAACTATTAAGACGTGGTTGTTTCCAGCTGTTGTTACTATTTTGGCAACAGTTATCTGGCAAGACGTCAAAGAACTTAAAAATGATGTAAAGCAGCTCTTAGCTCAGTCTAATATTGACAAAACTAGGATTGATGCTTTAGAAAAGCAAATTGACATCTTAAATAGATCTCTTTTAAAACCCACTGAACAAAGCCCAGTTAATCCAGTAGCTCATGTATACAGTTCTAAAGAATTTATTCTTAACGAAAAGAGGAAAAAGTATGCAAAGTACATCTAAGTTTATACAGAAAAATTTTTTGAACTTAGTTGTATTGTGTTTACTTATTGCATTACTATTAAAAAGCTGTAAGTCAACGCCTTCTGGTGATGTACAAGTTAAGGTGATCCGTGACACAACATGGATTATCAAAGACTCTACAATCTATAGTAAACCTCAGTTAATTAAGACTATTCCTATAGATGTTTCACGTGACACAATTATTAATCACTATATTCCTGATACAAACTATAGTAGATTACTTGCTCAGTATCAAGAAGTTGTAGGTAGATTTTTAGCTACAAATCTTTATTCTGATAGTGTTAGAATTGATACTATTGGCTATGTAAAGGTAACAGATACTGTTAGTCAAAATCAGCTTCTTAAACGTGGTTATAGAATCAATGTTAAGTATCCTATTATAACAGAAACAATTATTAAGCCTGCTCCAAAAGTTAGACAGCTTTATGCGGGTGGTCAAGTATCTGGGGTAGCAGGAAGTCCTGTAAACGGAATTAATGCAGGTTTATTATATAAAACTAAGAAAGACTACATTATAGGAGCTAATGCCGGATTTGATAGAGACGGTAACATTATATATGGAGTGCAGTCTTATTGGAAAATAAAACTTAAAAAGTAAAGTTTATGGTATTAAATACTGCTATATACGGATGTGGTTGTGGTAAACCTCGTCCTACATCTACTAAACCAAAAAAATAAACCAATGTTAGATTCAACTAAGGTGGTATTATCACCTACATGGAAACAAGCTTTTCATTTTGCTTCAGAAAGAGGAGACAGCCTCACCTGGACAATTATTGGAACAGTTTTATTGTTAGCTGCTCTTGCTACATTTATTGGTGCTGCTAGCAATGCCAAGTGGTTCCCTAAGATTGGAGCTATGAGTAATGTGGCTCTATTTATTCTTATTGTAGGAGGATTATCTTCACTTCTTTGGCAACCTAGTCAAATCAAATGGAACAATGATAAGGTGCTTGAGAAATCCCATGTAGATCAAATTATCAAGGATTCTGGATCTGTTAAACCTATTTGGGACAGCCTTAGAAAGAACTGCTTAATTGTAGGTGGACCTTATAATTGCTACCAGAAATGATATTCTCAGCAGCATTTCTAATTCTAGCAGCAGCATGTAATGCTCTGATGGATAGTGTAGAATATGAAACTGCATTTGAGAAGTCTATATTCTCCAAGCTCAATCCTAGATGGTGGTGTAAATCAATCAGTTGGGAGTATGTGAAGTTTCTTCCATTCACTAAATACAGACCAGATGCTTGGCATTTAGCCAAGAGCTCTATGGTGGTATTCATTGTTCTGGCAATTATATCAGCTGTTCCTGTATCAGCTAAACTTCCACATTTTGTTTTACTAGGATTGATTTGGAACATGTCATTTAATTTGTTTTACAATTACATATTTAGAAGATAGTGGCGGTCTGTAAAAAATATTATGCTCAAAAAGATAAATATGGTTTTCCTATACCGGGAACCATGGAGGGTTTTCATAAACCCTATCCATCTTTAAAAAGAGGGTTATTTGAGCTTAAGAATTTTGAATACACACCCCTTCCTTGTGAATGTAGAGAATATCATCCAGAAGGATTAAGGTTCTTTGTCAAGGTTGATAAATACGGAAATATAATTGCAAATTCTTTATTTGCAGCTAGAAAGAAACCATTAGGAGTTCATACAATAGAACAGATTGTTTACTGCGAGAAGTTTTCTTGTGTTATTATTCCTATGAAAAACTTTCTGAATATTGATACACCAGGTTACCCAGTGGGTGTTTGGAACATAACTGGTACATACCTAGGAACAGCTACAGATCAGGATGCTTACGTAACTCTTTGGAACTCAGATGTTACAAACCAAGCACAAGGAAAACTTTTTGCTGGACCCACATCTACAGAGTTTTATATAACAGATACGCCAAATCTTACAATTAGTTTTGTAAGAGGATTGAGATATTATAGATATACAGGTGCTCCTGGATTACAAATATTTATGGGCATAAATGATATAGTTAGATATGGATCTACAACAAGAACAGCAGCTAATGCTACAGCAGTACAGTCGGATACAAGACTTGAATGGAATAGACCTCTTTGGACAATTAACTACTTTACAAAAGTTCCAAATAAAACAGTATATGTTTTAACATGTACAGGTAATCCAGATAGCACACCTGTTTTTATATTTCATAATGAAGATACAGAGTATGTAGGACCAAAAGTATTTCCTCCAGATGGAGGTGTCTATACTATTTTTGGGGCTCTTCCTATTGCTACACAGGCATTTGAGGCAAGAACAGATGGAAATACTTTTGACTATAATGCAATAAATAACTGGCCTCAACTTACTTCTTTATGGAGTATTTGTAATTTTTCTGCAGGGGGTGGTAGATGGCATCAGACTGATCCTGCAAAATGGCCTGCTACTATAAATTCTACTCAAATTACACAGGTACAGATTGGTCAATCACTTAACAATCTTATTTCGACTGCTCCATACATGACTCAAGCTAATTATCCAAATGTTTCTGAACTTATAACAGATCAAAATAATTCTTCAGTGAACTTTACAGGATCAGAAAGCTGGTTTTTGAATATGCCAAAAGTAACTAAATATCTTGCTATATATTCAGGAGCACAAACTACAGCTACATCAGATCTTGTTTGGAATAATGTAGCTACAAATTTAACAGGAATTGTTCCTGTTGTAGGTAGTCAAAAACAACTTCGTATTAGAAATACTTCAGCTGCATCAGCTGCTTCGTTAGTTTCTAGAACCTACCTTGCAGCTCAAGGCTGGACTGTAACACTTAATTAATACTATACAATTTTATAAATAGTGAAAAACAGAGCATTTGTAAGGTATACTAAAAACGGAAAAATAGTTCCGGGTAGTATGATTGTTACCAATGGTAGCTATCCAGAAGGACCTGCTAAATGGGCTGAGATTACAACTGATTTGTGTTGTGATGATCCTGGTTTTTACACTACTAGTAAGGTTAAAGGATTTGTAAGATACACTAAAGACGGTAATATAGTTCCTGGATCGTTAGTATTAGGAAATAAACCTCCAGTTCGCAACGGGTCACTGTGGAGAGATGTAAGTATTAATTTATGTTGTGAACCTGTATTTAATCTTAGGACTTTCTTAGGAACAGACACCCCAGGATATCCTGTAGGAGTATGGAATGTTAATGATGTATATTTAGGAATAGCAGATAATGCAACTGAATATGCTGCTCTTTGGAACTCTGATCCTGATAATCAACTTGTATCAACAATTACTCCTATTTCTACAACTTCTACAAGTTTTAAATCTACATCACCCACTGATCCTGGACTTAGAGCTTTGAGGTATTATATGTACAGAGGTCCCGCAAACATTAGATTGTATGTAGGAACTAATGACATAATTAAATATGGTTCTACAACTTTAACAGGGGCTGTAAATGGATTTATTGTAGATTCTGATAGCACTCGTGACTGGAATAGATACTTACTTGGTTCAGGTCAAAGGTATAAAACTAAAATACCTAGAAGAAATGTATTGGCTGTAAACTGTACAGGATACACCACTAGTTCAGACTTGTATGTTTTTCATAATGAAGATACTGAATATCTAGGTCCAAGCTTTAGTTGGGGTGTCTACTATGTAGCAGGCAATCTTCCTATAAATACAAAAGCTATTTGTTTGATGGCTGCGTATTTTAATACTGATTACAACCTAATTACTAACTGGCAAGAGTTAACATCACTATGGAGTTTCCCAATGGAGCACGCTGGTGGGGGACCTTGGAGATATGAAAATGCTGCGTTTTTTCCAAATTTATACAGACCTTCCATCACTCAGCTTACGTTTGGTCAAATGATTGGAACTGGAAATCTTTTAGGTGTAGGATCATTTGTAAATCAAACGAACTATCCTAATGTTTCAGAACTAATGTTTACAATAAATAGCAGTCTATGGGGAATGGGTGGTAATGAAAGCTGGTTCTTGAATATGCCAAAGGTTAATAGATATCTCAGTTGTGTTGCTGGAAATACCACCCAGAATACAACAGCTGTATCAGATTTAGTTTGGAACAACATTGCTACAAACCTTACAGGAATCACTCCTGTGGTCGGTAGTCAGGCTGAATTAGCGGTAAGAACTACAACCACTGTCTCTGCTGCTTCTCTTGTTTCAAGAACATATCTTGCTGCACAGGGATGGACAGTTACACTTAGTTAAAAATATATAAAATATAAATTATGAACTTCTACAAAACATCGACAGGAACTTACATGGGTCTTAATGCTACAGAGTTTTACCAAGTGACATTTGGTAAGCGTGATGATGGCACATTCTATTTCTCTCAAGAGACATTTCCCGCTGAAATGCTTCCTGAGCTAGAAGAAGTGTATCAAAATGCTGAGCTTATACCTGTAGATTGGACAGATAGTCCTGTAACACAAGCTCAAGTGGAAGCACAACTTGAACAAAATCTACAATTAGGAAATTTAATTGACTAAAAATGGCTATTAAAAAGTATAAACCGTTAAGTCCTGATCCTTATGTAAATAAGATCAAAGGAGACACTGAGTTTGCAAGGCTTGCTCATTTAAATGACTTAGTCAATCAGGTACAAACTGAGATTGATGCTATTGTACCTACATCATATACACCAGGATCTGTGTTATTTACAGGTTCTACTGGTACTATTAGTGAAGATCCTACACAGTTATTTTGGGATAATGTAAACAATAGACTTGGTATTGGTACAAATACACCTAGTGTAGGATTAGATGTTTTTGGTGGGGTAGATGTTGGAGCAATTAATGGTCCTATTCCTCTTACATATAGGGGTGTTGCTCCTCTTCAAAAATTACCACAATTAGTTATTGAAGCTCCAACAAGAGCTGATGCTTTAATTGATAGAAATTATATTCGAGCTGGTGGATGGCATACTTCTACTTGGTTTGGTGCAGAAGCTTGTAATAGTTGGCAGTATACAGGTGGAGCTGATTCTACACAAAATGATGCTTTTGGATATAGAGCATTGTTTAGCTCTACTACTGGTAATAATAACCAAGCATTCGGTGGGTGGGCATTATTTGCATTAACTACAGGAGTTCAAAACTGTGCTTTTGGATTAGATAGTTTGTGGAAAATGACTACTGGTGTAGCTAATACTGGTTATGGTTATTTTTCTGGTGAATCTTTAACTACAGGAAGTTATAATACTTTTATAGGACAACGTGCGGGAAGAGGTATTACCACAGGTAGTAGCAATACAGTAATTGGTGCACAAGTTCAAGGATTATCTGCAACTTTAAGTAATCATATTATTATTGCTGATGGTTCTAATAATAGAAGAATTGTATCTTTCAATGATGGTAATACATTTGTAGGAGGTTCTACTGCACTTCCTACAAACGCAGGATATAAACTTCAAGTAGCTGGTACAGGTTACTTTGAGGGAAGCCCTGCAGCATTTGACTATACAAAGAGTGTTCTTACTATCAAGAACATGAACACTGCTCCTCAGAACACTTATGGACTGATTACGCTTGATAACAATGACTCAAGCACTCAAAGTTATGCGGATATTCGTCTTGGTGATAACCCTACAGCTATCAGATTTTATGCTGCTCCCCTAATAGCTGCTGTTGCTAATGGAGCAGCATTCCAAGCATTTAGAAATACAGACGTAAACTTCCCTGGTCAAATGTATTTTGACTCTGGGTCAACTAACAATGCTGCTATTATTTTTAGAACAGCCCCTAGCTTAGTTGCATCCACTGAAAGAATGCGTATTAAATCTAATGGTTCTGTTAGATTTCAACCTATGACACAACCTGCTACAGCACAAGCTGGGGATGTGTATTATGATAGTGGAACAAACAAACTACGTTGTTTCAACGGTACTATCTGGAACGATTTATTCTAAACCTTTATAAATAAATATATATTATGAAAGCGATTCAACCCGTAACACTTTGGGTAAACGGTCAACAGCAAACAGCAAATCATCTTGAGTTGTATATTGTTAATGACAACCTGACTAACTCAGCAACTTTCTATTTTGAACTCATTAATCAAGTGATCACTCCTAGTGAAGATCCTGATTCTGAGCCTCAGGTTAGTAACATCATGCTTGCTAAAGGAAATTCTGCACTAGAGGGAACTGAATATAATGAGTGGGGAAATAGTGCAGACATCAATGAAGATGCTTATGTGCGTATTGCTGCCAAGCTCAACATTACACTTCTCTAAAATATAGGTTATGCAGTTCGGTTGGAAACATTATTTCTCTCCCACTCCTAAGAGACTTAGGGTGTTTGGAGACAGCCTAGCGGCTGCTGGTACATTTGGTGCTACAATTGTAATCCTTAACGGACACCCTATAGCTGGTACAGTTATTATGGTGGTAGGTGTTGTAGGTAAATTCATTTCAAACTTTTTTACAGATGAACCTAGTACAAATTGATTTTCCGTCTAGTCAGTATGTAAGGGAAGAACATCCCAAACGTCAAATTTACTTGCACCATACAGCTGGTAACAGTAGTGGTACAAATGTATTTAAGTGGTGGGCTTCTAATCCTGAGCGTGTAGCTACCTGTGTAGCTATTGCTGGTCCTGGATCAGCTGATGGAGATGGTAAGATTGTACAAGGATTTGGTTCTAAATACTGGGCATACCATCTTGGTGTCAAACGTAACGTATTTGATGCATTTGGTGTACCTTATACTAACCTCGACAAGAACTCTATTGGTATAGAGATCTGTAATTGGGGTCAACTTAGTTACACTGGAGGTAAGTTTTATAATTATGTTGGAGGGGAAGTTCCTGCTGATCAAGTGATTAAGCTAGATGTTCCCTATAAAAGACATATTTATTTCCATAACTACTCTGATGCTCAGATTCAGAGTGTGAAAGATTTATTATTGTTATGGAGGGACAGATATGGTATTCCGATTAAGTATAACGAAGATATCTGGACTGTTACTCAGAGAGCACTCAGAGGTGAGGCTGGTGTGTTTACACATAATTCTGTGAGAGCAGATAAAGTAGATATCTACCCTCATCCTAAGATGATTGCAATGTTAAAATCACTTTAAAATAAATTAAAATGTCAAAAAAACGTGCATTTGTAAGGTACAGTAAGCAAGGAAAAATTGTACCTGGGAGTTTGATCCTCACTAGTGGATCATATCCTAATGGATCTTCTACATGGAGTGAAGTTCCAGCAGACTTATGTTGTAACACTATTCAAGATGGTGGATACACATGCTGTATAGCAATACAAGCTATTGCAGATGTTGAAAGTGGACAGTATGGTTTTACATTACAAACAAGAAATGGAGGACCTAATTTAACAGGAAGTATTCAATGGACATCAGTAGTGAGTGAGAGTTTTTCTCTTGTTGCTGATGGAAGTGATTATGATTTTGAATATGACTTAGAAGGTTTAATCCCTCACACTGTTTATTTATGTATAGACAACCCTAGTCAAATTCAAGATTTTGAAATTGGGTTTGGTCCTGGTCAAGCTGTAGCAATAAGCAATCTTCAAAAATTAGAAGGTATCGATGAATGGGATGGTGATGATATGGCATTTACATCTTTAGATTTTACAGGAATAACTACTTTTAGACAGTTGTATAACCAAAGTTCAGGATTAGTACATATAAACATTACAGGTTGTATAAACTTGGATGATGTTAATTTGAACAATAATGCTTTAACACAAGCTTCTGTAGACCATGTTCTTATTACACTTGACAGTGGTGGGTTAACTGGTGGATTTGTTGATGTTAGTGGAGGTACTAACTCTGCACCATCTGTTCTAGGATCAGCAGCTGAAGCAAGTCTTATATTAAAAGGATGGAGTGTAACAGTTAACCCTTAAAATTTAAAATCATGCCAATTAAAAAAGTAACCCCAGAAGAAAAAGCTATTAGAGATGCACAAGATAAAAGAGTATCTGACTACTTAAAAGAAGGTAAAACTCTTGAAGAAGCTAAAGCTTTAGTAGAAGCAGCAAAAGCTCAGTCTAACAATCAAAATTAATTGTATGGCAAAGCAACGTGCATTTGTTAGATATACTAAGTCTGGAAAGATTGTTCCAGGTAGTATGATCATTACACAAGGTAGTTACCCTGAAGGTCCAGCACTATGGGCTGAAGTGGTAACAGATCTATGTTGCGACGATCCGGTTGGACCAACCACACCTTCTAAAAAAATGGGTTGGGTTAGATACACTAAAGTTGGTAAGATTGTACCAGGAAGTCTTGTTATCGCTGATGGCTACCCTAAAGGTAGTAGTGGTACATGGAAGCGTGTAAGTATTGATCTATGCTGTGATAATCTACCACCGACTTATGAAGTTGGTGACGCTGCATTGGGTGGAATCATAGCATATATTTTACAACCAGGTGATCAAGGTTATGATCCATTAGTTCAACATGGTTTAGTAACCACCACAACCAATCCTTTTAGTGCTGCTTGGGGTTGTGTAGGAACCCTTTTGACAGGGGCTAATGGACAAGCTATCGGGACTGGATTACAAAACAGTCTTGATATAGTTGCTGAATGTCCTGACCCTTTTGCTGCAGCAAAACTTTGTTTGGATTTGAGTGAAGGAGGATATACTGATTGGTATTTAGCAAGTAGATTTGAACTCTTGAAATTATATGAAAACAGGGTTGCAATCGGTGGATTCCTAAATCTTCGCTATTGGTCTTCCTCACAATTTGATGCTAATAATGCTTGGCGTTTAGATTTTGCAGTTGGTACCCAGGGTGGCAGTCTCAAGGATACTTCAGCTGTTGTAAGACCAATAAGAAGTTTTTAACTTTATAATTAAAGAAAACAATCTTAATATGGCAAAAGGTAAAATGGGAGGTGAATCTAGAAAGATCACCTTTGGTAAAAGAAAGGGTGGCAAAGCTGCCAAGTCTAGAGGACCTAAAGACAAGAAAGTTTCTAAATACGTTGCACAGGGACGTTAACTTTCCCCCTCTATATATACTTCCTGACCCTACGGTTCGTGCATTGGTCCTGTTTTTAATCCGTACACTTCTTTAGGACCCGTCAGGAAAAAGAAAGAGCCCCTACTTCTGTAGGGGCTTTCCTTGTTATTTAATTATGTTTCCTTGGGCATTAACAGAATAAACTTTTTTGCCGTCAAACACAATTACCTGTCCTGCATCAGAATATTTCTTAATACACTCAGGATTAAAGTGGTGAAATCTAGCTCCACTCACTCCGATAAAGTATGCTTTATCTGAATAACTCATACAATGATCTTCTGCATCAGTGATAATAATAGCATTGTTTTTATTATCTATCACCTTTTTTACAGCAACATCAATGTCTGTACCACCAGAGGTATCAATCATAGCTAAACTTATGAGATCACTTTTTATCTTTTTAACCTTTGTATTAAATAGATAAATCTCATTAAGTAAGTCTTGATTTTTAAGCTCGGCTATAAATGATTTTGCAAAGTCAAGTTTGCTCACTTGAGTGTCATTTATATTGCATGTATCAGACATAGAACCTGAAATATCTACATAGACATCCACCTTACCAATAGACTTGGTGTCTTTTACAGTGATGTCTTCAGCAAATATTTTACGGAGCTTTGGATGAAGTAAAACAAACTCATCTAATCCAGCTACATTATCTGTATCAAACAAGCTTTCTTGAATAGTCTCTTTCTTAGCACTGAAGTAAGAGATAGATTTATCCATTAGCTTCTTGATCTTATCTTTTACAGATGACATATTCATCTTTATAGATAAAAGCTTACGTCTTACATTCTCAATGTAAGCAGCGTCAAGTTTAGATGCTCCAGTAGATTCATTTCTTTCAATGTTTTGGAACATTTGTTCTTGTGTTTCTTCATCCATTACTTCATCCATCTTCTTACACAGCTCAGATGCTTTTTCAATCATATCATTCATCATTTCAGAAGAACTTCCTGCACCAAAATCTTTGTCAAACATGTTATCAATATCACTGTTGTCAAAGTCATTACCACCATTCAAAGAGTTCTTCATCTTTTTATAAGATTCTTTATCTGAAATCTTAAGAAAAACTAATCTTGTTAGATAGTAGAGAAGGACATTTCTCATGAATATACCTGACTTAAGATTACTTCTTTCAGACATAATCTTACCAACAGGATTATTGGACCTTTCTAGAAACTTATACTTAGAATGATTTTTATCTGTCCTAGTTTCAAAATCAACGTCTTCGATTTTGTTATAGTACATATTAAAAATGTCATTCTGTAAATGCTCTGGAAAATCACTGTAAACATTTTTAAGTTCCTTATGAAATTCTCTAGCATTTAGTTCCCCTCCATTATTTTTACCAACCCATTTTTTATAATCACGGGATTTAGTAAGTGACTGATAACAATCTTGTATAATGTCCGTAAGAGAGTTAGCATATATTTGACTACTCATGATTGATCTTAGCTTTGCAGCATCTAAGTAGTGCAAATACGGTTTAACAAGATCAGGCTTTTTGTAGAAATTAATCTTACCAAACAAGCCTCCTTCATTTTCATTGTAATAAGATTTGATTTCTCCTTTCTTTACCTTCTCAAGGATAGTGTAAACATTTTTATATTGTTTACCTGTAGATAAGCTTTTAAAGCCCATAGTATTTTAATTTAATTATTAGGAAGAGTTAAGCCTGCTATTTCTAACAGGCCTAACGTTCCTTTTTACTTCCCCATCGAAGTTTCTTAACCTTCTAACACCTCTTCAAATTCAGTGGAAAGGTTTTGTTCAGCTCTAGCAGGATGTGTTTCTAGCAAATACTGCATTGAGAGTTCAATTTCTTCCACTTGAGACTGATCAAGCTGACCTCTTGTAGCATATGTATTAATGAGACTTTCAATCTCAGCTACAGCTAGTTCAAGTTGAGCATTAGTTTGATGAGATCTTAGCATTTCTACTTTAGACATAATGGCTTTTACTTCTGCACTCAGTAGCTTATTCTGAAGCTCCGAGCCAGCAGCTTGACCAATCATAATCTGAGCAGTCTTTACCAAAGCTTTGTCAATACTAATATCCCAGATATAAGATACAGCTTTAGCCAATTGAGGTACAAATGTCAATGTTCTATCAGAACTATACTGATAACCCACTTCCAAATACTTCTCAAGTTTGTTGGTAATGATTTCTACAGAGTCAATTTCAGCTTTGTTGGGGATTCCAATGTTGAATTTCTCCTTGTAGTTCTTAGCTCCTTTATCAAAGTATTTAACCATCTCACCTGCACTAACTCTACCAACAGTCATCTTCAACATAAAACGATCCCAGAAAGGTGAGCCTTGTTCTTCTTTAGGAATCTCATTACAGGTGGCTACAAACAGCTTCCATTTACATGGAGTCTTTTGTTTACCATTAAATAAGAACTTCTCGTTCATTACACCCAACATTGCATTACGGATACCAGAGCTGGCTTTATCTACCTCGTTAATAATAACAATCTCTGCATCTGCAATAGGGGTATTAAGCTCATACTTGTTTTCTGTAAAGAGTCTTCCCAAGTCAGGAACACCCTTAATTTCTGAAGCTTTAGTTCCTTCGTCAGTCTCCAGGATGTACATTTTGTTTGCAAAATCCTGAGCTGTCATCTTACCATCTTTATTAAGCCATGCTTTAGCATACTCAATAATAGTTTTAGTCTTAGCTACACCGGGAGGACCTACCAATAACAGAGGTAATCCAGTGGCTTCGGCTAATGCTAACATTTTAAATACTTCTTCCTTATTGATCAAGGAAGTTTCAATTTGTCTAACTTCTTGTGTTGACTTTTTTCTGATAGTTGTCCTTTGTTTTGACATTGTAATTGGTGTTGTTGATTAGAGTATTTCAAAATAATTAGCTGCATCACTTTCTACAGAAACTGGATTTACATCCACTATAGATGCAGTGGTAGGTTTGGATGTCTTTTTAACATCGACATCATAATCTGATCCAGTTTTAGCTGTATCATCTATAATATTAAATACAGTGATGTTAGTCTCTGCATCTTTTAAAGCAGGATGCTTTCTAATAGCAGCTATTTGTGTAGGATTAGCTGTATATTTTACTTCAATACTTCCATAGCCAAGATCATCTTTCTTAAGCCATGTTAAACCACTGTTTAAGTCATTAATTAACTGTGATACTGTAAGATCAATTTTATTTACTGGCATTACCAATTGATTTTAAATTGTGGTCCGTTTTGACCATTAATAATTCTATTTATTTCATTGAACATATCATTACAATCCCAAGGTTGCTTTGTATAAGAAGCATGAGCTGGGTGAGTGGTCTTTATAATATAGTGCTGTTGACCAATTAAAGATTCTAACTCTTGAGCTTTTGACCCCATTAATACAAATACTAATCCTGAGTTTGTAAAGTTTAATATATCCAGTGTGTATGCAATAAAGTCTTTCCAGATTGTATAATGTAACCCTACCTTATCTACTTGACAGGTTAAGGCATAGTTTAACATTAATACTCCTTGATTAGCCCAATGGGTAAGATCTGGATTATGCTCTTTTGGCTCATGAGTATAGACTGTGAGATTAAGAGCTTCAAACATTTTCTGTAAGCTAGGTTGAGGCTTCATTGTATTAGCACAACTAAATGCTATACCATCTGCCACTCCTAAATAGGGATAGGGATCTTGACCTACCATAACCACTTTTAGATCATTTAGAGGACATTCCTCAAATGCTCTAAACACCTGTTTTAATGGGGGTGTAAAACGTTTTCCGTTTTTCCTCTCATCGTGCAGGTTCTGAAGAACTCTATCAAAATCAGAACTTTGTAAGAATCCTTTAAGCTTTGTTGACCAGCCAGAAGGTTTTAATCTATCAATAAGCTTGTCTTTAATTTCCTCTAAATTAATTTGTTGTGTCACGATTTTTTGTAGATTTGTAGATATAATTATACAATATGTCTACATCAGTTAAAATGATTAAGAAGGATGCTGTCATCAATTTACAAATTGGCACAGGCTTCCTTGAAAGTTTACAACATCTCTTATTTTATATTGGTAAGGATCTTTCCATGGAACAGATTGAACAATATAAAAAAGAAGCTGAGGCTAAACAAGAGTTTAGTGAAGACTGGATGACTCATGTCACCACAATTTCCGTCTTAATTAAAGAAATTGAAAAGAAAGCTGAAGAGCAGGGTCATGTTTATGATGGTGAAATACCATCTACCCAACAGGGTAATTAACCTGTTCTCCGATTTCTATAGCAGCTTGTATTGCTAAAGAAAGTTCTTCTCTAGAACATTCTCCAAATGATTTAGCTAGAAAATATTCTTTTCCAGCTACCTCTCTAGCTATACATAATCCGGCCCTATCTTTTACAAGAAGCTTCATGTTTTCAAAAGTCTCTCCAATATGTGTAGAGAGGCTTCTGATCATAGCATGAAGCTTTGCTAATTGAGGTAGGGTGCCGTCATCATGTGTAACTTCAAAGAAACATTCTACAAGATCACCTTCTTTTATATGTGATACAAATAATTCATACTGTTTAGAAACAGCAAGGCTAGAAAATTCTAGCCTGCCATCTCTTTTTACATACTTGGCGTGGAAGTTCATTGTACGTCAAAATATTTAATCTTTTTAGGATCTAGATCTTGTAAGGCTTTACCCACCCATTCTTCATCTATAGTGTTTTTATAACATAAAACATGCACTATAGCTGTATCATTGGGGTTTAGTCTTAGAAGTCTACCTATTCTTTGGTTAGCCTTTCTTTCATTACCATATGAATGCATGATAATTCCAGCTCTTAAATCTGGAATATTTACACCTTCATTTAGTTGAAGAACACAAGACAACTTGTTTATTTCTCCAAGTTTAAATCTTTCTAAGTTTTCATCTGCATCAGGATTATTACTATGTACAGAATGAATGCATATTCTATCTGCTTGTAACTGAGTGTTAGCAAATACAATACATTTATCTTCTGTATCTTCTAATAATTCTTTTGCATAGAGTTCCTTAGTCTTGTAATCTTGGAGAGCTCTCATCCTAAGTACGGACGTAATTTGTCTTTCTTTTGGACTAGATGCATTATAAACTCGGTCACTCCAATAAGAATAGTTTTTACTTTCTGATGTATAGAACTGTTTGTTTTTCAATTCTACCTTTAAATCATTTTTATTAGATAAAGGAAGTTTGTGTACAATAATCCTATAATCATTTAGAATATCATCTTCAACGGCATCGTCTGTGATGTATTTAAATTTAACAGGACAAAACTGTTCTACCATCTGACCTTTTTCAGATTGCTTGTGTCTTGGTGGAGTACCTGTTAACCCTAATATTCTACCATTAAAATGACCTAAAAATCCCAGGTGACTCTCCAAGAGACTATGACATTCGTCTAGTACTAATAAATCATAATCATTAGGCTGTTTATTTAGTGATAGGTAGGTGGTAAAATCCACTCCTTCTAAACTAATATTAAACTTCTCAGCATCATCTTTCCAACTTTGAAATATGGAAAGCTTAGGGGCTACTACTAGCACCCTAAGCTTATTCATATTAGCATCTTGAAAATGTTGGATGTATTTTAAACCAATTAAGGTTTTACCTACACCCATGCTGATCCCCAGCCCACATCTTTTATGAGTGATAGCTACATTTAAAGCATCTTCTTGGATTTGGGATCTTTTATTCATTAGTCAAATACACGGTTTACAGTGTTATCAAACGGGTTAAACTCCACTTGATTATAACTACGGTATCTACCTTTACCAAAAACCATTTTAGAATGCTCGTCATGGGTAAGGATACCCATGGAGTCAAGCATAAAATCAATGCTTTCTTTGTTTGTAGAATATTCAATGTCTCTAGTGGATTCTAGAATGTGTTTATGTCCGATGATTTCTCCTTCACCAAGGACAATACGTTTAGCTTTTTGCATAAATTTTAATTAACTTTCTGAATACATTAAATTTAAATACTGTTCTTTAGATAAGTGATAAGAGTTGTGAGTCTTCACTGTATTTTTAGCAGCTTCTGTTAGCTTAACAACAATAATATCACCTTGTCTATAGATCTTTTCAATAGACTCTTCTGGTACGTCTACACGAACTGTCCAGGCTATAGCTCTGATAGCATCATACTCTTTTTTAAATTCATTAACATCCCAGCTATACCCTGTAGCAGCTTGCATAGGTACATATAACCAATACTCTCTATTAGTTGTTGTACACCAGCATCTTACAGCATACACTGGATTAGCTTCTCTACCCCATTTATTCTTTTCAAAAAGTTTTTTACCATCTATTTCATACAGCTCATAGACATCATCAAACGTGTATTCAACAGGATTAGCTTCATCATCCCATTTTGTACGTGTCTTTTTGATAGTTTGTTTATCTCTCAGCTTTGGCTTAAGTGACTTAAATAGTTTCTGTACACCAATGCAATCAAAATAAATTCTACGTTCTTCTGTATTTTGAAGTTTAAGAGCTTGTTCCACTGTAACAGGTTGAATATCATTCCAACACTCTTTTACAAAGTTACCAAAATCTTGTAAAGATTCATTGGTAATAACATCTTTTTCAAAATCTTTGAACTCTGAATACTTTGTTTTCCATAAGGAAAGAGCTTCGGATAAACTGTATCCTTGTCTTCCACATACATAGTACTTTTGATCTGAATAATTACTCATTTGAATCTTGTTTTCTTTGTTTTAACAAATACTCTTCAACAGATGGGGTTATTTCAAGACAAACATCTCTGTCATCTCCTTCAGTTGCACCAATTCCTAAGGATTCAATTACATATGTAAGTGAACCATCACTGTTTTCTGTAAACTCTGATCTGTTAATACTAACGTCTTGTGAAAAGTGTATGAAGTCATTGTCTTGACAAAAATCTTCAATTAACTGATCAGTTTGTTCAGTAAGTTGAGTCTGTAAAGTTTTCTCTAACAGTTGGTGGTTATCTGTCAAAAAACCATTTTTGATAGTAAAGTCTACCTTGGTAGATCCTTCTTCAAAATTGATTTCAAGACTATCAAACCATAATGTTTTTGGAACTTTGATTTCTATTTCACAATCAACATCTACTGTAGTGTCTTCACTATAGTTATCTGTACCTAAAAAACAGTTGTCTTGTGATGAATAAAGTGCAGAACCAACAGATTGAAATTCACCAGCCCAGCTTCCATAGTCTAAATTATCATCAGCAAAGTCTACTAATGCTCTTGTATAGATGTTATCTTCTTCTTCACCATCAATTTCAAAATGTACCCATCCTGAATCACCACCACCTTCCCAAACAATACTTAATTCATGACCAGCATCAGTTACTTTTTTACACCATTCTTCCAGTGTAAGATTTTCATTTTCAAAATACTTTGACATTTGTTTCAGTTTTAGAGTTTACGTAATCTAATTTTTCATCTGCTATTTCACGCAGCATCTTTCTTCCTTCTCCAGGTTTGTACATCCAACCTTCTTGGGGCATACAATCTAGATAGTCTTTAATTGTTGGTATACGTCCTATATCTTCTAATAGATGTTGTTCACCTATAGCTCTTACGGGTACGTTTTTACCATCTGAATTTGTAATAACTACACCAAACTTTTCTTCACACCAGAATATACCTTCAGAATGGTGTCTAAGGGCTCGGTGTCTCATGTCTGGATAGTGTGCTTTGGTTTCATCAAACCAATTATGGATGTCTATATAATCTTCCCATTTACCTCCAAATTTACGTGCAGAGGATATGCTATGATGATAAGGATGTGACATTTTTAAATTATTTTACGAATTAATCTATAAATTATTATTTTTTCATCTCTACCGTTAAACTTATGGTTTTCTTCTTGATTGATTAAATTTGCATACATATCTGGTTCACCATATGAATTAAATACAAATTTTACTTTATCACCATTACGATAATATTCACGTGCAAAAAATTTGTTTGTTCTTAAAACCATTTCTTTTTTGGTAATTGGATGTTGGTATTTAACAATCCAATAATCATCATCATTTTTATCTTTTAAACAGTGAATAGTTCCTATATAGCTCATTATTCTTTATTTAAACGTGATTCTGAAAACCCTAATTCTTTAGCAGCATCTGGGTTTTCTTCAATCCATTTATGACAGTGTCTACATGCAGCTAGCCAAGTGGAGATCTTTAAATGATTTTCACCTCTGCCAGCTTTGTGATGGATGTCTGTTGCATTAGTTGTGCATCCTGGAAGTTTTGCTTCACAATAAGGATGTATTACAAGGTATGCTGCACGACGTTTAGAATACTCATCCATTACCACCTTCATCTTTTTAGATATAGGTAATAACTTCTTAGGCTTCTCAATATCATACCAGCATTCCTTGCAATACTTTTCCTTACCATGGCTTTTCCAAATATGCTTTGGCTGACTGCAGCCAGCACACTTTTTAAGCTTTGCTTGTATCATGCTAATTGGAAAAAGTTTTTTGGAAGTAATCCAAATTCAATAAGCTTTTCTGCTATTTTTTCTTGGGGTATACCAAGTTGTTTGAAGCTGATAAAGCTTTCTTTATCTTCTTCTGTATAGCCTTTAGTCTCAATGAATTGCTTTACAATTTTAGATTTGGGAAACAATATAGCTAACATACCATTAAGATTATCAAATAAAATGTCCTGTTTCCATTTTCTTAAGACTCTTTGAGCTTTTGTATAGGTGACAGTAACATTTATTTTAGTCTTTTCAGACATGCTTGCAATTTCTTCTGGTGTATAGGCTTTAAATCCATACACAACCTTTTGATAAAGGTCTTTTTGTTGGGGAGTAAAATACTTCACCATTTGTTGATACTTTGAGGTACCTTCCAATTGGATCTTCTCTACAACCTCATACTTCACAAAGCTAGTTTTGTTTTGATCTCTATAGGAAATAACCATTCCTTTTGAGTTGGCTGAAATTGTTTTTTCAGGGTTGAATCTTGCCATGACTTGAGAGGTTTAATATTTATATAATAAAAATTGGGCCCAGACTTTTACATCTGGGCCCATTAACACACACACGGACCTACACCTTACAGTGCAGCTTCATCTTGTTGAACAGAACGATTTTGTAAAGCTGCCATACTTCTTTGAGCCTGCATTACTTCACGGATCTCTTCTGTATTAGTGTGATGAATTAACTCATCAAATGAGTTTAAGTTACTTGTATACAGTGTTGTACGATAGATAGGTTCATCGTTCACTCTACAAATTACTCCACTAGATCCAGCAATCTTAAGATCTCTGTCTGGTTCTTGTTGATTAAAAGGAGTGAATGATTCTAAAACTACAATCTTACCTGGCAGTTCTTGTCCAGCTTTATAGTTTACTTGCAAAAGATCACTTACTAAACCGTTAATACGGGCTGATCTCACTGACTTTTTAAGCCAGCCATTTTCCAATTGTGGAACAGTTTGTTCTACAATAATCCATCCATACTCAGGATTGTTAGGAGAGACGGATACTACATTTCCGTTTTTGTCTGCTTTTACTGTTACTTTGTTGTTCATGTTTTTGTTTTTGTTATTAATAATAAAAGTCTACTCTTCCATTACATCAGGATCTATATCAAGATCTGATATTTTATATTCATCTGGGATTTCTAATAAGTCTGGGGTAACTTCTAAATGTTCATCAGAACTAGAGTCATGTTTACTTAAAACTGAGCCAAACCAAGGATCTTGTAAAACCTCACCATAGTTATATGCTATTAAATACTCTAACTCTTCATCAGACATTTCAAAGTATTGCTCCGTGCTTATTTCAATCACCTTTCCATTAGGTAGTTGATAAAACATTGATTAGCAATTTATTGTTATATAAAAATAACTAAATAAACTACTAACTTAATCAAGTTTAACTACTAACGCTGGAATATAGGGCTATAAGTCCCTACTTTTTAGGCTTTTTTTCGTTTAGTTTGTGCATTTTTCTTTTCCAATAAGCATTTGTCTTGTTAATATGCTCTTGTTTTTCATTTAGTTTTTCTGCACAATTCTTCAGTTCCTCTTTTAGTTCTAAATTTTCTTTTTGTAGATCATTAATCTTACTGTTCTTTAAAAATTGCATAAACCAACTCATAGTGTATACGTATTAGTCAAAAAATCTGCTGTATAGGTTAGAAAATCTACCAGCAATTCCATCCATAGCTTTTAGTGATTCATCTTCTTTAAGTTCCACTGTGTCTACCAGTTCACCTGTAGGGGTCACTTGTTTACCGTGTCTGATAATATCATAAGCTATTGTTTCTGATCCATTTTTATCTTCTATAGAAATAAAGATTACCTCTTTTTTAATAGGTGCATTTTTATAGTTGATTATATCTGAATCTTTATCAACACTTCTCACCCAAGCTTCTGCAGCCCAAGCTACACCTATCGGGGTAAATTTTTCCTTAAGTTCTGCAAATATATCAGGTATTACTTCATTTGCAAACTCATCTTTAGACTCGTCATTCTCCATAAATTTCGGAGGGATTGGAATATGAATAATAGCAGGCTTTTCTTCACCCTCTACATCTGCAAATACAGTGATCATAGGACCAAAGTTTCCAAATTCATTCATAAAACCTTTTACATACTCAATATACTCAGCCCTCATTTCTTGATATTGCTCATTTGTCATAGTTATTCAGTTTCGTCTGAAATAATATTTCCATACTGACTAGCAGCTTTTGGATTTCTTTCCATTAGTATCTTATACCCCACCTCGTATCTGTATAACGTTTGATCTGAAGAATATAGTTCAGCTTCTAAAGAATCAGATACATGCTGTAAAGAATCTAATTTAGTTCTGATAAAGTTTAGTTCTTTCTCAGCTTTTCTTTTCTGTACATCTACTACTGCTGTTAAACACACCATACAAACTACGAGTATTACAGTGATTATTTGTTCTATTTTACTCATATTTCTATAGTTTGAATTTCAGCAATTTCTTTGATGTGTCCTTCATACAAATAAGAACCACCAACTTCTTTTTCATACCAGTTAATAAACCTCATAAGAATTAAAAGATGTGATGCTTCATCATATCCCATTTCTTTTTTAAGCTTGTGAAATTTATATCCGTCTCCTGTATTTTGAATTTCAAGACATATTTGTCCTTGATAATCCTCAGTCCAAGCTTCTCCTGTACGTTGAAGTTTGTATGTTTTAGATTCACCCATGTCTAATACATGTATAGTGTAATCTTCTAGATAGTGATTATCTAGTTTAGCATAAACTTTATAAGTCATAGTTTATTAATTTTAAATTCAATCTGTCCACCTAATAGACGAATTGATTTGATTATACGGGGTTGCTTATCTCCCCAAAATAAGCTAAGATCTGATCCAACAGTTAAATATGGTCCACCTGATGGGTCTACCATACCAATAATTTCATTGTCGGTATTTTTACTAGAACATCCATCAAGATCATCAGAATATCCAATTCTTAAAAAGTCTGGTTCATATCCAGACATAATCACTGTATCATCTTGTTGCTCAAAGATGATTTTGTCTCCATAACGGTTGTGATAGGTTGCTTTCATAATATTACTTAACAAGATAATTGATCAACTTTATCGTAATAATAATCTAATATATTGATAAGTCTATCTACCAATTGTTCATCAGACTCCATAGCTAATTCTGTGAGGTCTTCTGTATTCTCAAATTCATCTCCTGCATAATACAATATGTTAGTTACAAGTTTTTGTCTGGTAGTAACATAGTTGTCTTCATTAAATACTTTTCTTTTCTTTTTCATTTGTTATATGTTTCGTTGTAGTATTGTTCTGCCCAATTTAATCCACTTTCCTCCTGCTCCAACATATCTAATCCTGTTAGATTTTTATTATAAGCATCTATTATCTGCTCTTTCTCCATTGCTTTGGCTTGTTCTGCTATTCCATCAATATCGAAGCCTCTTAATCTCAAATTTGGGTCTTTTTTTATTTGCTCAACCAACCATTCTACTGCTGTTTGTTTCATATTGTTTTACCGTTTTGAAGAAATTCTTTCAATAGTTTATATACTTCTCCAGCATCCTCAATAAGTTCTCCCTTATATTGAAATCCCTTTTCATCAATAACAATGATAGGAGGTTCATCTTGTTTCAGACAGAAAATAAAGCTACTAGGGGGAAGTGGTTTTACTAGAGATATTGAACAATTATCAAGATTTGGTATTGTTAAATCACTATCTTCATATAACCCAGCTTCTTCATCCATTCTCATTAGGTCAATGAGGTATTGTTTTTGTTCTTCTTTATTCATAGTTTTTCTATTTCTTGTTTTATAGCATCAAAGTGGTCATCTGGGCTTCCATCAGTTCCCATTTCTGCACAACAATGGTCTCTAAACTCTTGTCTAGCAAATTCTACTGCTATTAATGCACATTGTTTTGCTTGGTGGAAGTTTATTCCATCTATGCCAGTACTTTCAGATATACCATATCCTTCTTGATACTCAAACTTATTTACCAAATCTTTTGCTTTTTCTTTTGGTGGCATATTCTGTTTTTTATTACGAATAAATCCTTCCTTTGCTAGTTCTTTCATAGCCTGTATCATATGCCTATCTAAATAATCGGCTGTACTTTCAGGTGTTTGTTTCATAATTTACACTTTTAGAGATTTTTGTTTTACAAAAAAAGCCCCCAGTGTAGAAACACCGGGGTTGATTGTTTGCCATTTCTATGAGAAATAGTGGACCCGAGGGGAGTCGAACCCCTGTCTCCGTAAGTACCCATATGTACAACGTCTCACATGCTTAGATCTACTGATCAGTATGGGGAACCAAGAGGTCGCCTTACCACCACCTAGTTTTGACATAACTAGGAAAACAGCTTGTCATTTTCTGTTGCCAGGTATGACTACCCCGTAGGTTAGGCAGCTACTGCTACTTCACCGAAGATAGAAGCTAAGATAGCATCACCTTCTGCTACACGCTGAGACTTAGTCTTTGCGTTTATTGTTTTGCAGGTATTTAAAGACATTCCTACTTTGTCTGCATGTGTACATACCTGTCTCATACGGATCAAATCCAGACGGGCCCTATTTGTCTACAAATATAATACTGATTCCCCATTTTAACCAACCAATATCAAGTCTTAAATGACAAAATCCTCCTTCATAGAATTTTTCATATGTTAAATCTATACAAGGGATTAGGTTGATTGTGTTATAACTAGTGTACGTGGTTAGTTTCATATTTTTCATTATAATATTGTTCAGCCCTGTTATCATTTTCTACATCTCCCTGATCGGTGAGTTGTTCTACACCATAGATTACACTGTCTATGATTTGTTGTTTTTCTACAGTGTCTCTAAGATGAATAGCTTTGTGTAATATACCAGAATGGATAGGATCTAAATGATCTATCAATATCTGCATAGCTGTCTTTTGCATAGTCTTTAATTAAAAATCCCTGCCTTAGATAGGGCAGGGACTCCAGTTTTAAATCAAAGGTTTTTTAGCCTAATGCTTTCTTACGAAAAGCTACGGCATCTTTCTTAGTTTGAAAGAACTTTGATACACGTTTACCATTTTTTTGGAAACGTACTCTGTAGATGTTTCCTTCTTTAGAAACATTGGGCATAATGAACTGGTACATAACTGATGGTTTTTTGTACACCAAATATACACTTGTTCGGCCATTCTTCCAAATTTTTTACACAATTTTCTCAGCTTATTTTGGGAACTACCATTTTAATTGGTAGACTCCCAAAATTAAACTAAGGTGTTGATTATCAATAGGATCAAAAGCCTCGTAGAGGGATACACTTACATGAGCTCTATTAATCAATCAATTATTTCAACAGGGTGGTGATGTAACTTTCTTTTAAACCACGGTATGTTCTTTTAATCACTCCGTATTTAACCAGTTCAGCAAGTATTCTTTTAGCTGTTGATACACCTATACCACATTCAGATGCCATCCTGTTAATACTGACAGTTGATTGTCCTGTATCAGCATCTGCATAAGAAGCCAGATATCCATATAAAGCCTTAGCTCTCAATGAGATATCTGGGTTTCTTATTACAGTATTAGACACCATACCAAATCCTTCTCTAAATCTATTCATAACTTATCAGTATGTGGTGTTGCACACTTTTAGTTTATACAGCAAAGAACTGCTTCACTGTAAATACTTTCATACCGTCAAAGTTCTGTGATGAGATGACGACTTGATGTACAGGCTTTTTACGTGGGTTATACCTCACAGTTGGACTGTTTTTACCATTCACCTTAGTAAGTTTACTACTAGATGTTTGAAATACATCCACTTTGAATCTAAACTTGTTGTACCATTGAAAGGATACACTACCTACACTGCAG